CCCGCCCGTGGACAAGTTTGCATAATCCGGTTTTTATGCAGTACGTGTTTTGGAGGGGAACCCGGTTTCCGTGGCTGAGGTTTTCGCCGACGCTGAGGCTCGCTACGACGCTGCGTGCGAGCGCAGACAGGAGACAATCGAGGCGTGGGAGGCGATGGGGAAACCGTTGACTACCACCGGCTCACAGGGCCAGATCGTTGACCACCCTCTCGTAAAGCAGATCAACGCTCTCGACAAGCTCTGCGCCGATCTTGGGGAGAAGCTCAAGCAGAAACACCGCGGGCCTGATCCATCGGCCGTCGTTCGTGCCGGTGTCGGCAAGTCGCCCGCCGCGAAGGTCAGAGAACTCAAAGCCGTTTGATGGCTGTCACCACGAAGATCGCACCGCGCGAACCACGCGGGCGTAAGCCTGTCGAGTGGAAGCGCTACGCCTCCGGCTCAGAGGCCGATCACTTCGCGCGGTTCTGCAAGCAGTTCCTCGTTCAGTCGGTCGATGCCTGGGATGGCCTACCACTCGAGCTTGAGCCCTTCGAGAAGCGGCTGATGGGAGAGGCGCTGGCCTACGACTCCAACGGCCTGCCGATCTGGAACTCGACCGTAATTTGCCTGCCGCGCAAGAACGGCAAGACCACGCTACTCGCCGCCTACGCGATCTACCGGTTACTCACCTCTGACGGGATGCCCGAGATCCTGCTGACCGCCTCATCCGACAAGCAGGCCGGGCGTCTCTTCGAGGCCGCCGCCACGTTCGTTCGCAGGAATGCCGAACTGGCGAAGCTCTGCCGGGTGCGGGAGTACATCGGCGAAATCCTCCGCGAGGACGGGCTCGGGAAGATCCTCCGCATGGCCTCCGACCCCGGCAAGTTGCACGGCTACAACCCCTCGCTCGTGATCTGTGATGAGCTGGCCCAGTGGAATACGCCGATGCTGAAGCGCGCCTACGCTGCGCTGACGTCGGGCGGCGGAGCGCGTTGCGCTCCCCAGGTGTTCACCATCACCACGGCAGGCGAGGCTCAACACCGGCACGATTCGATCCTCGGGCGCATCCTCGACGCTGGCCTAGAAGCGTCCGACACCACTAGCGAGCCGGGGCTGCTGATCAGCCGGCTTCACGACGCGCAGATGCTCGTTTGGAGCTACGAGGCACCAACGACTGACGCTCACGATTACGTTGCACTCAAGGTTGCCAACCCCGCCTCCTGGATCACGAAGGACTACCTACGCCGCCAGGCTGAAAACCCGGAACTGTCAGACGCGGAAGTGCTCCAACTCCACGGCTGCGTTTGGGCCGAGTCCGCGACTACCTGGATCGGGCCGGATAAGTGGGATGCGCGGAAAGTGCCGCGTGAGCTCGAACCCGGCGAAAAGATCGTACTCGGTTTCGATGGGTCCTACCGCCGCGATGCCACCGCGCTCGTCGCTTGCACGCTCGACGGGTTCATCTCCCCGATTGCGGTCTGGGAACGCCCGTCGGGGGCGCCGGACGATTGGAAGATCCCTCGATCTGAGGTTGACGTTGCGGTAGAGGGTGCGATGGAGCGCTACGACGTGGCCGAGCTCGCCTGCGATCCTCCGGGCTGGCACAAGGAGATCGAGGATTGGGCTGAGCGCTACGGCGCGGAGGTCGTAGTTGAGTTCGCCACCAACCAGCGCCAGCGCATGATCCCCGCTTGTGACCGCTTCCGCGTCGCCGTGCTCGAAGGCGACCTGAGCCACGCCGGCCACCCCGTTCTGTCTGCTCACGTCGGTCACTGTGTCCCGAAGGAAACGCCCTACGGGATCACTATCGGCAAGGACGGGAGCGATTCGCCGCGAAAGATCGATGCTGCCGTGGCGGCCGTCGTCGCCTACGACCGGGCGATGTGGCACGCCGCAAACTCTCAACCGAAAGAGATCTTGGTCGCCTATGCCTAGATGGTGGAAGACCAAACCCGCGCCGGTAGCTGAGCGCGACGGCCTGCTCGGCTTCAACGAGTGGGTACAGCTGATGAGCTACCAGGGCAACAACTACCCGCTGCTCCAACAGATCGGCGTTCCGGGGAGCAATCAGGAAGTTCCGGAGGACTTCGCCGGGCATGTCCGCCTCGCCTACAAGTCGTGCGGCGTTGTCTTCGCTTGCTCGCTTGCGCGGATGCTTCTCTTTTCAGAGGCCCGGTTCATGTTCCGTCGGCTGCGAGCTGGCAAGCCAGGCGACTTCTTCAGTAACGCCGACCTCAGAATCCTCGAGCGCCCCTGGCCTGGCGGCACCACCGGGGATCTCCTATCGCGCGCCGAGCAGGACATCACCACGGCGGGTAACTTCTTCGCGGCGCGGCGTTCGGGCGGCATCAAGCGGCTGCGCCCGGACTGGGTGACAATCGTTCTCGGCTCTGAATCAGACGCGCAGACCACCGCCGAGGACATGGACGCTGAAGTGGTCGGCTACCTGTACCACCCCGGCGGACGCGCATCGGGCCGCAAGCCGGTGCCGCTACTCGCCGACGAGGTTGCCCACTACGCCCCGATCCCCGACCCCGAGTGCCACTACCGCGGCATGAGCTGGTTGACCCCCGTGGTGAACGAGATCCTCGCCGACAAGGCCGCGACGCAGCACAAGCTCAAGTTCTTCGAGAACGGCGCCTCCCTGTCATACGTCGTGGAATTGCCTGAGCAGGATCCTGAGAAGTTCAAGACCTGGGTGGACATGTTCAACGAGAAGCAGGTCGGTGCTCGGAATGCTTACCGGACGCTCTTCCTTGGGGCGGGCGCGAAGCCACACCTAGTTGGCGCGGATCTCAAGCAGCTCGACTTCAAGGCAACTCAGGGAGCAGGCGAAACGAGGATCGCGGCCGCCGCCGGCGTCCCGCCCGTCATTGTGGGCCTATCAGAGGGGCTGCTGGCGGCGACCTATTCCAACTATGGTCAGGCCCGGCGGCGGTTCGCGGATGGAACGATGCGCCCGCTTTGGCGCAACTTTGCCGGCTCGATGGCTCGGATCATCAACGTGCCGGCCGACGCGGAGCTCTGGTACTACGACCGCGATATCCCTTTCCTCCAGGAGGACCAAAAGGACGCGGCCGAGGTTATGCAGGCGCACGCCACGACAGTAAACACCCTCATCACCGCAGGCTACGAACCCGCCTCCGTGATCGATGCGGTGAACGCGGGCGACTTCTCGCGTCTCATCCATTCCGGGCTCGTCAGCGTCCAGCTTCAGCCTCCCGGCACGAAGCCGGCCCCCGAGCTACTGCCAGCGGCGCAGAAGGCGCTACCACCTGCCGCATGAAACGCATCGCCAACCGAAATCTTGAGGCCGCCGAGAGCGGCCTTTTTAGTGCCCAAACGAGCAAGGAGCTCCACCATGCCAGGTAAGAAACGGCGGCCGGCCGACGCCGCTACGAACGGGCAGAAGGACGGACGCCCGCCGCGCGAGGATCTGTTCCGGGCCACCTACCCCGGTGTCGAGTTCCGCGGAGCCACTGACGGAGAAGCCCCGGTACTGACTGGCCACTTCGCCGTGTTCAACGAGTGGACGGAGATCGACTCGATGTGGGAGGGCACATTCATGGAGCGTATCGCTCCCGGTGCTTTCCGTAAGACCTTCAAGGAGGCCCGCGACTCGATCCGCGTTCTGTTCCAGCACGGCCGCGACCCGCAGGTAGGCAACAAGCCTATCGCCAAGATCACTGAACTGAAAGAGGACGGGTCGGGCGCCTTCTATGAAGCAGACATGCTCGACGCTCCTTACAACGATGACCTCCTGCCGGGTCTGAAAGCCGGTCTTTACGGAGCATCCTTCCACTTCCGCGTGCTCAAGGAGGAGTTCGTAGATAAGCCGAAACCGTCGAGCTACAACCCACGCGGACTGCCCGAGCGCACCATCTTGGAGGCAGCAGTTAGTGAGTTCGGCCCGGTGACGTTCCCGGCCTATGTGGGAGCCACCGCAGGCGTTCGGTCACTGACCGATCGATTCAAGTTTGGGGAGGACGATCGCTCAAGCGAGGCACCCCCCGAAGATCCAAACCCAGAGGACGAAGCACTTCCGAGCGACGGAGCCGATGAAGATCACTCCGACGAGGGAAGCCGCGAAGCACTCTCAGACGACGGAGCCGAGGAGACTCACTCCGACGCAGAGAGCCGTGGCGGGGATGACCCCGCCGTTCTCAGTCAACCAACGACTGAGGAGATAACGGCCATGACGGTCGAAGAGAAGAGGGCGCGCCAGAAGGAGATTCTGGATCGCCAGACAGAGCTCAACACGGGCGAGTATGCCGACGCGGCGCTTCCCGAAGCTGAGCGCAAGGAGTTCGACGAGCTGGAGGCCGAGTGGGCCGCCCTCGAAAAGGACATTACGGAGTCCGAGGAGAGGCGTGCTCGGATTGCGGCGAAGGCCACCGAGAGTAAGCCTCCGACGGTCGATCCGGTCGGCGGCTTCAACGTGCGGGCCAGTTCTGATCCGTTCGACCTCTCGACAATCCGGCAGACGGGCGACAACCCCGATGCCCTGAACGCCCAGTACCGTGATCGCGCACTTCGGGTCACGGAGAAGATCCGCCGCATCCCCCACCCGGACGTTTCGGTCGAGGATGCCCAGGATCGGATCAGCGAACTGATCGAAGCTGGGGCCATCGACTGCGACGGGCAGCCGTTCTCACGTCGCGTCCTCGTCACGATGAACCCGACCTACGAGCGGGCGCTCAACAAGAAGCTCGCGGGAAGACCCCTGAGCCGAGACGAAGAGCGTGTGATGGGGCTGAGCGAGTCCGCTTACGCCCTCCCGACCACGCTTGATCCGACGGTGATTGCGGCCTCAAACGGAGCGGTCAACCCGTTCCGGCAGATCAGCCGCATCGTCTCGTCCGCGGGTACGACTTGGACGGGCGTTACCTCTGCGGGCATCACGGCGTCGTACGATGCCGAGTCCACAGAGACCTCGGACGACAAGCCGACTCTCAGCCAGGTCACGATCAGCGCTCAGAAGGCGCAGGCGTTCGTGCCGTTCTCGATCGAGGCCGGCGAGGACTGGGCGGGGCTCGTCTCTTCGATGGCCGTGGAGTTCGCGGACGCGAAGGATGCGCTCGAGACGACCAAGTTCGCGATCGGCGCAGGCTCAGGTTCCAACGAGCCGTACGGCGTTCTGACTGGGGCCACCTCTGATGTCACCACGGCCGCGGCCCACACGTTCGCGGTCGCTGACGTGTATTCGCTCGAAGACGGGTTGCCTCCTCGCTTCAAGGCGAACGCATCGATCGTCGCCAACCGGGCCGTCTACAACAAGATCCGCCAGTTCGACACCTCTGGCGGTGCTGGGTTGTGGCTCAGGATCGGCGACGGTCTCCGCAACAACAAGACCGGGGCGCTCGGCGAGGCCCTGCTCGGATACCCGACCTATGAGTGCTCGGCCATGTCGTCACTCACTACGACGGGCGCTGAGGAGATCATGATCATCGGCGACTTCCGCAACTACGTGATCCTGGATAAGGTCGGCATGAACGTCGAGCTGATCCCGCATCTCGTGGGCGGCACCGCCAACTACCCGACCGGCCAGCGTGGTCTGTACTGCTATTGGCGCAACTCGGCCAAGGTGGCTACTGCCAACGCTTTCCGCGTCCTGAAGGTGGCGACCACCTAGAAGCAAGCAAGCGGGGGCGGGCTTTCGGCTCGCCCCCGCCTTTAACTGGAGGAACCATGCCTCGAAAGGTCTACGTGCCGACAACTACATTCTTCGCCCAAGGTTTCCCCGGCGTCTTCAGTGAGGGCGTCACGCGAGTCTTCGAGGGCGACCCCGTGCTTAGGGGCCGGGAGCACATCTTCAAGCTGATCGAGGTCGAATACCCCGACGTCGAGGACGCCAGCGCGGAGCCTGGTGTGCCTCGTGGGCTACCCACGCCTGCCCCGGTCGCTGAGGACGCCACCGCTGCTCCCGGCGTGCTCAGGCGCACGCCTCCAAAGAAGAAGAGATGAGCGACTACACCACCTCCGCCGAACTTAAGGCGTCCCTCTCTATCATGTCCACGACCTACGACGCGGACATCGCACTCGCCATCACCGCAGCCTCGCGTGGGATCGACAACCTCTGCCACCGTTTCTTCTACCAGCACGATGCCTCGAACGATGAGGTCTTCTACTACACCCCAACCTCGCGGATCATTCTCGCCATTGACGACCTTCTCAGCCTGACGACGCTCAAGCTCGATACTGACGGCAACGGCACTTTCGAGACGACGCTGACGCTCAACACAGATTTCGTCTTGGAACCGCTCAACGCTGCCGAAGAGTCGCGTCCCTTCGAGTGGATCAGGATTCATCCCAACGGGAGCTATGCCCTGCCGATGGGCTACCCGCGCTCGGTTGAGCTGACGGGGCGGTTCGGCTGGACGTCAGTCCCCTACGAGATCGAGCAAGCCTGCCAGATTCTCGCAGCGCAGCTTCTCAAGAGAACGCGCGACACAGCCGTCTACGGGTTCGTCAGCCTGCCGGGGCTCGAGATCAATCAGGTGGCCCGGATCGGCAAGTCCGATCCGCACATCACGGCCCTGCTTGAGCCCTTCATCAAGAAGACCTACTTCGCATGACCGAGCTCGTGACATCTATCCGTACCGAGCTGGTTACGAACCTCGCCGGGGTCACTGGTCTTGAATCCTTCCCCTACATCAACCCCGGCGCCCCGCTGCCTTGCATCTGGGTCTACCCCGATGAGGTCGAGTTCGGAGAGTCGGTCGGTACGGACTCGCGCCGGTTCATCGTGGAGGCCCGGCTGGGCACCGTCACTGAGCAATCAGCGCAGGAGTTGGCCGACCTCTTGATGGGGAATGGAGCGAAATCGGTCAAGAAGGCGCTTGAAGTGGCGTCGATCACGATTGGCGCTGGCGAGTGGCCGGTCTGGGTGGAGAAGTGCTCAGGCTACCGCTACGACGCTAACGAGGTGCTCATCATCCAATGGACCGTTGAGCTGAGCACCCCCAACACAGACACCTAGAGAGGAATCGCATCTTGACTTTATACCGAGTAGTCGGAGGCTCTCGCGTGCTCGGGCACATGAAGGGCGACTCGCCTTTCGAGGTCGACGCCACGCCGGGACAGATCCGAGCGCTGATCGAGGGCGGGCACATCGAAGTAGTCGAGCCGCTCCAAACGGAAGCGCGCAAACCCCCAAAGCCCAGGCCAGCCTGGGAGAAACCGCAAACCGACTCGGCTCCGAGGCCGAAGGAGGGAATCAGGAATGCCTAGAACAGCATCATTCGTCTACAAAACTCCCCAGGCCACGATCAACAGCGTTGACCTGTCCGATTGTGTTCGGGAGTCCGAAGTCGTGCTCTCGAAGGTGGCGATCGGCGACACCAGCTCGGGCGATCTAGCCGAGCACTTCACCGCCGGGCTCGAGCAGAACAAGTGCTCGGTCACGCTGCGCCAGACCTTCGAGGCTGCGAAGGTCGACGCGACGCTTCGGCCGCTCTGGCAGAACGATACGGAGTTCGAGGTAAAGATCAGTCCGGCAAGCGGGACGAACTCGGCCACGAACCCCGGCTTCACGTTCAACTGCATCTTGCTCGACTACCCCGTCCTGGCGGGCAAGCCAGGCGATCTCGCAGAGACGAAGATCGACTTCACCGTCAACAGCGTCGTTTCGGTTGACATCACTTAATCGTGCGTGCAGGTCAACGCGGAGAAACGCTTGTAGTTAGGGGGATCAGGGAACTCGTCCGATCCGCTGACGCTACGAGTAAGCAAGTCAAGAAGGATTTTCGCAACAAGGTACGCGCTATCGCGGAACCTGTCTTGGTCGAATCTAGACGGCGGTTTGTGAGCTGGGGTGCGTCCAACAACGCGCCCAGCGCCGCTCGATCGGCTGCCCGGTTCGGCATCACCGTTCGCCGAACCGGGACCGTGAGCGTGGAGCAACGGCTTCGCAGAACACCCAGATCGACTCAGGCCACCCGTACTTACTGGGGCGGCAAACAAATGTGCGAGGCATTGATCCCGGCGCTCAAAGCCAAGGAGTCCGAGATCGTCAGAGGCTTCGAGACGCTCATTGATGAGGCACTACGCAACAACGGTCTAGTGCCTTGAGGAGGTAGGAATGACTCAGGAAGCAGGCTTCAAGATAGGCGAAAGGGTTTATCCCGTACCGTCCGGGTTCCGGTGGGTGGACACGGTTCTGGTTGAGAGGCTGACCGGACTCAAGTTCACCGAGTACGGCGACCGCTACGACGCGATGCAGGCCGAGATGGAATTGCCCGAGGCCGATCGCCAGATGGACCCGATTGTGGTCCTCGGTCTCATCGCCGCTTCAGTGTGGCAGGCGAATCCGACCTGGACACGCGAACGTGTCGAAAAGTTTGTCGGCGCGCTCGAGATAGACCAGGTCGAAGAGGTCAAGGAAGAGACGGCCGATGACGACCCCCCGGCCGCGGGCGAGGAGAAAGCCTCGCCGACCTCATCCGAAACTGCGAGTCCCTCACTGGAACCCGAATCGGGCGAGACGACCCCCGACTCGCCTGGGCTCCCTGGGTAGGTCACTGGTTCCACTTCAAACCCGAAGACATGCCCGATCTCTATCTCCATCAGTTCCTCGCCATGTATTCCTACATGAAGGAATCCAGCGATGCCTAAAGTCCGTGTCGATGTTCTAGGCGACGCATCCTCGTTCAACCGCGCCATGAAGGGCGCGGTCGGTCATGCGGGTGCCTTCCATCGAACCGTGGTTGCCGCATCGGCGGCGGTCGGTACGGCTCTGGTAGCACTAGGTGTTGCCGCAAAAATCGGCTTCTCCGAGTTTTCGCAACAGGCACGCGTCGGCGCACAGACCAACGCGGTCATCAAGTCAACGGGTGGCCTTGCGAATGTCACCAGAGGGCATATCGAGAGACTCGCTACAGCCCTAATGAAGCTCTCGGGGACGGATGACGAGGCGGTGCAAGCGGGCGAGAACATGCTCCTCACCTTCCGAAACATCCGAAACGAATCAGGCAAGGGTAACAACATCTTCGATCAGTCCACGAAGGCGCTGCTCGATATGGCGACCGCCATGAACGGCGGCGTAACACCTTCGTCCGAAGAACTGAACAAGACCGCGATCCGTCTCGGGAAGGCGCTCAACGATCCGCTTAAGGGAATGACGGCACTCGGCCGAGTCGGCGTGCAGTTCACGATGGGGCAGAAGGAACAGATCAAGGTCCTGCTTGATACGGGGAAGACGGCCAAGGAAGTAGCGGCTGCCCAGGAAAAGGCGGCGGGGGATGTGGAGAAGGCCCATGCCGACGTTATTTCCGCATCCGAGAAACTCAAGACAGCCGAGGACAATGCCTCGAACGCCTCCTACAACCTGAAGACGGCGCAAGAGGGTTTGCGGGATGCGCAGCAGGACGCGCAGGACGCGCAAAAAGCGCTGACCCAGGCGCGCAAGGATGCGAAGCGGGCAGTCGACGATCTCAAGGACTCACTACGCGATGCCAAGAATAGCGAGGAGGGTGCAAGCATCGCCCTCAAACGGGCGCAAGAGAATCTTCAGAAGGTGATGGCCGACAGCACCTCGACCGATCTCGACAAGCGCGAGGCCATTCTGGGGGTTAAGGAAGCCGAATCCTCTCTCCATGAGGCTCAGGAAAAGCGCAAGGAGACCCAGAAGGAACTCAATAAGCGGACGAAGGAGGGCGTAGATAGATCGCCCGAAGTGATCGCCGCGAATAAAGGCATTGCAGATGCCAATAAGTCTGTCGCTGACGCCAGCCATAATGCCGCCACCGCATCGGGCGATCTCAACGATGCCCAACACGAACTCTCGGTAGCCCAGGCGGAAGCTCGAGGCGCTTCCGAGAAACTGGCAAGCGCTCACACCGCGCTAGAAAAGGCCCAGCACCTACTCGTCGGCAAATCCCCCAGCTTAGAAAACCGGATGAAGGCGCAGAAGATCATCCTGGCCGAGCTCAACAAGGAGTTCGGCGGGTCAGCCGAGGCCGCAGGTAAGACGCTGCCTGGTCAGTTGAATGTTCTCAAGGAATCAATGCGTGAGGTGGCCGCCTCGATCGTCGGGGAGGCTGCCCCGGCCATGGCGGACTTCAGTGAGTTTGCCAAGACGAAGGGACTACCCGCAATCCAGAAGTTCGCGAAGGGGTTTACGAACGTCCTCGGCCCTGCGATAGGAAGGACATCCAAGGCATTTGTGGGTTTCATGCGAAACCTCGGCCCAGTTCTCAAGGGAACGGGCGACGGATTCAAGAAGTTCAAGCCGATGTTCACCGCGCTAGCTGATATCGCGGCCAAGACCATGCAAGCCGTTGGGAAAGTCATCAAGGAACACGGGGACGATATTCGGGAGATATTCAAGAATCTCGGGACGGTCATCCAGAACCTTTCGAAAGTAGTCCTCCCCGTTCTGGCATTCTTCTTCCAAAAGGTTCTCCCTGTCGCCCTCAAGGTGGCGATCCCGCTACTCAAGCTCCTTTCGGAGAGCATCGTTATCCTCTCCGAGATCATCGCTGCGGTTCTCGGGCCGCTAGTAAAACTGGCGACGGCGATCGGCTCAGTTCTTGTCGGCGCAGTCAGCGCCGGAGTCGATCTCATTAGCGGTCTAGGAAGTGGAATAACCGCAGGGTGGTCAGCTATCGCGACCTGGTTCACCAACCTACCCGGAACGATCATCGGCTTCTTCTCGGGCTGCGTAACCTGGCTCTCTGAGAAGGGCGCGAACATCATCTCCGGCTTGCTCGGTTCTGCCGCGGGCGGAATCAAGGGCGCGTGGGTCGCCGTGTCGGAGTGGTTCAGAAACCGCAAGGGCATCCTCCTCGCCTTCTTCACGGGTGGTCTCAGCTGGCTCGCTCCGAAGGGCTATGACCTAATCAAGGGCCTGCTCGGTGATGCCGCGGGTGGCATAAAGGGTGGCTGGGCAACCGTTACGGCATGGTTCGCTACCCTGCCTGGAGCGGTCCAAGGCTACTTCATCGATGCGGCTAGTTGGCTGGTAACGGCTGGTGTGAACATCGTCGGCGGACTCGTCAAGGGCATCGAGTCGGTCGCGGGGAAGATCAAGAAGGCGCTCCTGAAGCCTATCCGGTGGGTCGTTGATAAGTGGAACGATCTCAAGATCCCACGGGTTGAGATCAATACTCACATCCCCGGGGTCGGCAAGGTCGGGATAGGGCCATACAACCTGCCGGACATCAAGGGACTCTACGCGGGCGGCATAGTCACCCGCCCGACCCTCGCCATGATCGGCGAGCGCGGTCCCGAAGCTGTAATCCCGCTCGGCAAGAACGTCGGCGGCAACACCTTTATCACCGTCCCCCTGTCGATGGTCGGAGCGTCCCCACAAGAGGCTGCACGGTTGATCTGGGTCGAACTACTCAAGCTGAAGA